TAAGTCGGATACTCATAATGTGGCTTCAATAGCAACCTTTCTCGCGTCATAAACATTTCGCAGTGCGTCTAAATCTGCGGGCGCGAGTTTTGCACGATTCTCGGTGATTTTGTTGCGGATTACTTCAAGGTTCTCAATCGTGTCGCTTGATTCGAGTCCATCAAAGAATGGCTTTGCGTCCTGATATTCAACTGGGACTTTCGGCGCTTTTTCTTCTTCGGTCATTCGCTTGACCTTTTTCATTTCGGATTCTGAGGCTCGCTTGCCCTTAGCAGCGAACAAGAAATTGGCTAGACAACGACCGAGGCTGGAAGTCTCGCAGTTCTCGGCTGCGCTGTATTTGTTTACGGGAGTTGTTCCCTCGATCTCCATAGCGAAACCAGTGGTTGTTGGGCGCGAATCTTCTTTATCAACGAATAACAAACTGTTACAAGTCCACACGATAAGAGTGCGACCTTCGGGTGTCTGACGCTCGTGGTACTTCACATCGGTCAACAAGCGACCATTCGGAAACTGTTCCCAAAAAGCGCGGATTCTATCTTCAACTAATTCGTACTGCGATAAATCGAAAGCCATAGTATTTCTCCCTGTTTAAGTCCTCGAATGAGGGAAGTGAAATCTATAACAAGATTTCCTGCGGGTCAATTTTGACTTTTCGACGGCGTTGCGCTTAAATTGCCTTGTTCAAATAGCCTCCCTGGTTTGAGAACACAAAACCCTCCAAGATTTCGGTCAAGGAGGGTTTTGCTTCGGGACGGATCAAACTACTTCTTAGGTGCTACTGCTTTCTTCTTTACACTAGCGCGTACTTTTTTCTCAAGTGCAATTTTGGCATCTGCCGCAACTGACTCGGCGATCTTGCCGAACGCTGGATCTTTCTTATTGAACCAACGGAGTGCTACTGGAATTGTTGCTGCCCATAGAGCATTGGCTACTTCGAGCCACTGATCAACGGTGAAACTTACTGGACTCTTACCATTTCCCACGATCGCAATTGCTGTGATTGTTGCACCGAGCAAACTGCGTCCGTAGGATTCGAGTGCTGCTTTTGTCTTTGCGTTCATTACTTCTCCTTAGTCGCCAACGACTTTACTATGTCGAATATATCATCGAGCCTGTTGGCTATGCCCGACTGTCGTTCTTCAAGTCGGATTACTCTATCAGCCAAATGAGACCCTCCGTTCGGACGGAGTTGAGCAACACACTGCTCGATTGGTTCGAGGCGAGCGTCTAGGGCTTCGCTGATCTGGCGTTCGATAATACTTTTCACGGGTCTCCATATGAACTTACTAAGGACTGCTGCAACACCCAAAAGGGCGGCTGTGGTCATTCCGACAATTTGAGCATATTCTTGGATCTGCATCCCTCAAGTTTAACCCCTGTGGGGTTAGGTTATAGCCCGAACACGATTAACTTGCTAAATCACCTAAAGAAAAAATGTCGTTTTTGTTCACAATGATCACAACAATATCTCCAACTTGAGGGGCATACGAATGAAGATAGCGAACATTCGTAACTGCTGTATTTGAACCTGAGATTTTTACGCTGATACTTTTAGGAGAGTTCGATGTAGCGGTAACTTCTCCATAATGTATCGCTGTGCGCACATTTTGATCTACCAACTTCTTGATGATATCTGCAAACTCCATTATGAACCTACAACAATCTGCTCGCCCGAGGCTACTACTCTAACGGTTCGAGCCTTTGCTGACATCTCATCTTCGGGATTTAATGGGATTTCAAGGGAGTCAAGAATTACCAAGCGGTCAACCTTTGCTCCGTTGGATTTTACATAAACTACATCTTGCACATCAAGGGTCGGGTCAACTATGCCGTTCCAGTTAATAACTTCTTGCGCTCCAACATAAGTGTTGAGGAGAGAGGTTGCTGCCTTGATCGCCTCGGCTTCTGTCGAGAGCAAACTCGTGGTCACAAAAGTAGGCACTTCACCAAACTTGCCATAGCGGTAGGTCGGTGAGGTTGAATCTTCATCCCATACATCTATTCGGATTGGAGTCGCAACATCTGTTCCTTCAATTGTATAAATCACGCCATTGTAAGTTTCTGTCGTACTAATTGTTCTATTCAAACTGGTCACGGTAGTTCCAGAACCTTCGTCGAAAGTCGCAACTACAACTGAACCATCTAGGGACGGGAACTGCGCCATTTGAACTACACCGTTAGCATCGAAGTACAAGTCGTAACCAACTAATTCGCATATTTCGATTGCGTCTTTCCACGGATCATTATCTGATTCCATACCAAGAACAACTTGGTTAATCGTCACATTTGTTGTCGGAAAGGCTGTTGTTACATCAGGGTAGCGGTCTTGCAATAACTTTGTAATTGATGTTTCTAGCGAACCTGTGATCATTTGGTACGGTTGCGTCCATTTTGCGCGAGAGACAATTAAACCTCGATCGTCACCTTTTACTGAAATGCTTACACCGTCATTTGTGTCTTTGATTTCAACATCTGTTATGACGAAAACACCAAGAGGTACATATTCCTCGGTTCCATTTGAGTATTGGACACCCCGATAAAGGCGCAACTCGTTACCAAAAGGCGTGAGCAAATCGAAGTCATTATCAGGAACAAGGTTTAAGGTAGTTCGATCTGTAACTAAACTAACTGTACAAGATCTGCGGATTGAGGATGAAGTATCAATGGTCACTGAACCCGACTCAACATTGATTTCTTGTAATTTTTGGTCGCTAGTCCATACTTCGGCTTTTGACACAACTACATGATCTGTCAACACCGCCGCTTTGAACGCTGCGCTTGATGGATACATTAAGCATCTACCTCAACATAAGCCAAGTCTAAGTCGCGGAAAATCGTTCCATCTGTTTTGGATTCTGCTGCCCAAGTTCGCGCAGTAATTCGGATGTACTTTTGATTTCCATACGGATCTTGCACCAAGATTGTTCCTTGATGGATTACTAGAGGATAAATAGCATCCCATTCTGCTTCGGTTACTGTCTTGATGGAATAGATACCATCTTCACCTTGTAATGGACCTGCTACAACGATTGGGCGAGTTTTACCAAGTGGACGGAAAACTGTATTCGGTTCGTCAATGTTGGTATCTAATTGAGCAAGAACTCGAACTGATCCAATGTTAATAGATGGCTTTTCGATTGCTTTCAACCACCAAGTTTCATCACTGGTAATCAAAACTTGCTGGACGGTACTCCAAGCAGAAGGAAACTCGTTGGAACTTGCATCTACGCCTACTGATCTTGCGCGATAGTAAGCAACAACACTGCGAGGTGCTTCATAATCCGCAACTGTGCCAACATAACTCCCGTTAGGCGTGATATTCCCACCATTTCTAATTTCTGCATAAATAGCACCTGCATCGTCTGAACGGTGAACATCAAAGTATTGACTTGAATATCCTGTAGGAGCGGTTCCTGTAACTGTCAAAGTCGCCTTGCCTAAATTGTCGTCCCAAGAGGCTGTCAAAGTTGGAACTGATGGCGGAGTGACTGTGATAGTGAATTGACTATAAGCATAAGCAGACCAAAATGGTGAACCGTTAACGGCTTTTGCAACACGAACATAAGCGCGGTAAACACCTGAAAGCAACAAAGTACCAATAACTGCTGTTCCATCGGATGAAGCAATTTCACCTGATTCCCAAGTCGCCGTTGAGGTTGCTGCATCAAATCCACCTGCACCGTACTGAGCAGAAGAAAACACCTTGATCTCATAGTAAGCCTGAGTCTCGTTATCTGAATCTGCATACGCCCAAGTAACATCGGGAGCAGTAGTGGTAGTGATAGTCCCTGTCGGTGCTGAAACTGTAACTGTTGGCTGTGCTGATATATCTACATCTACATACAACTCGTAAATGTTCGCAACATTTGTTGAATCGTTATACTCGGTAACTTTTACACGCAAACCATTGATGGTTTCGGATGCCCAATCTGTTCCATTCGGAGCAGCGGTAAACCACGGACCAGTAACCACACCTAGCGCGTTAGTTCCACGAACTGCTAACGCTGAATGAAAATAGTTTTGATTATCTGCTCTTGATCCCAAATAAACATTACAACGCCCTGTGTCGTTAGGAGTCGCTATGCGAGCGCGAACACGAACGCGCTTAACCCGCTGCGCTGCACTAATAGATGTAGTTCCAAAATCGAGCAAAGCGGTCGCTTGACCAGTGATACTTGTGGACTTAGCAATATAGGTGGAATCACTGTTATCCGACAACGCAGCGTGAAGCGACCCAGATCCGCCTGAAATTGTGTAAAGGGTGCTGCCCGACGCTGTTGCATTAGGTCTAACGGTTGTTACTGCCATTATTTCTTCGCCTTCGTCGCGCTTGCTACTGCCTTATTAATTGTACTTGGGGTAACTGTAGGCACAACCTTATTGGTCGTGATGTTAACTGTCGTCTTGGCTGGTGGCATAAGCGATGGTAGTGAACCACTTGCTTTTAATCCTGCATAAGTAATGCCTGTTGAAGCAGCCTTAGGCGTTGGTGTTGGAGTTGGCTTGATCAAAGTCGTAGGCATTTTTACGGTAGCAGTAGAACTAACAACTGTGCTTGGCTTAAACGCAGCAGTCGTAGATTTGTAAACAGGCGGAACAAATGTACTTCCTACATACATTCCTGTTCCTGGCATCGCGGTATTTGTTGACGGCTTTACTGTTGGCTTTGTTGCTACTGGTGGCTTGGTTGTCGTTGTTGGCTTCTTAGTTGGAGGAGCCTCGACTGTAGGTTCAGGAATATCAATTGACGCTGCTGCTTCGGCTTGAGCCATCGCTGCTGCGATTTGTGTTGCAATTGAGGCTGCAAGAGTAACTAAGCGGGCTTCTTGCGCCTTGAGAGAGTTATAGATACCGCTAGCAAAAGCATTACCCGCGTCAACACCTGATGTTCCAAGACCGCTAACTGCGCTTTCGATTGAAGCCACGATCGCTGCCATTTGTGTATCAATCGCTGCAACCTTAGACGCTGCACCATCCACAATTCCTTGAGCCATCGCTACGGAGTTGTTATAGAAAACTCCAGCCATTTTAGTTCCAAAGGCTGTGGAGGTTGTATTGATCTGCGTGTACAAAGAGTTGATTTGAGCAAGTTGATCTGCGCTCGCTGACGCAAGAACTTTAGCCGTTCCAGCAGCCGCTTCGGGACCTGCTTCCAAAAGTTGACGCAAGTAATCCTTATTAAGACCAGAAGCCAACAACTTTTCAATGTTCGCGCCGAACTCGGTGATCTGTCCAAGACGGTCGGTCAATTGCTTAGTTACTGCATCTACACCGTTGCTTGACTTCTTGATCTGCGAGATAACGGTTCCAGTCGCGGTCTTTGTAACGCTAAGAACTGCCTTGCTATCTGTGTTAGATAGGTCAATAAGTGCCGTTCCAAAGGACTTCATAGAACCTTGAATCTGATCAGCAAACTTGGCTTGATCCGCTACAAGATCCTTGAGTTTATCTTGAGCATCTTCGAGTTCCTTGACTGCACCTTCGCGCTTCTTAGCAGCCTTGACTAAATCTGTGGTTTGGGTTTCAAGGAACTTGGTTAACTTGTCGCGGTTAGCAGGATCTAAACCAGTGAAACGCTCGTTGACCGCATCAACCAACTTATCGTACATACCAATAATCGAATCCACGCTAGCGGTCGCACCTGACATCGCCTTAGAGATTTCGCTTGGAGTTCCAAAAGGCTGACGCAATAAATCATTAAACTTTTGCATCGCTGCTGCGCGTGTTTTTGCCTCGTCTGCAAGTTTATCTGCTTGCTCGTTGAGATCTTTGAGAAGTTTTTCTTGCGCTTTCTTTTGCGCTGCTGCCGCTGCTTCCGCCGCTCCAGGTTTGAACGCTCCAGGATCAGCAACCTTAGGCAACTTATAGCCTTTAGTGCTTTCTTTAGCCTTTTTACCCGATTTAGCCAACTTGTCTAAGTTGTCTGCATAACCTCGTACTTTTTTACCAGCCTTTTCAAAGAATTCTGTGCCAGCGTCAAGTGCGCTGTTAATACCATCAAGAGCCGCTTGCGCTCCAGGAACTTTGAGAAGCGCCAAACCTTTGAGGAGTAAACGCATTGGAGTAGATACCAACTTGAGGATACCCATCGCCAACTTGCCAACCCATTCGATGAGATAACCGATGGCTATAATTCCGACTTTACCAACATTGATCATTAACTTACGGAATGTCTCTGACTTATTCCAAAGAACCATAAACCCTGTTACAAGAAGTGCTACCGCAGCGACGATCAAACCAATAGGGTTAAACGCCATTGTTAAGTTTAATAACTTCTGTGCTTTTGTGACTATGCCCGTCATAATTGCTTGGCGAGCCATAAACGCTGTGTGAATCTTTGAAGCAGTAATTTGCGCTTTTGTTATTGCGAGGTGCGCCAACGCTCCTGCACGGAGACCAACATATGCTGCTGCGACCATAGCAAGAACTGTTCCAAAAGCGGTGAACAAAGCAGTGTTCGAGGTTATGAAGCGACCTATAGCACCGAGAGCAATAACGATTCCCGCTAACGCGCCAACAAAAATCTTGATCGCTGGTAACACGATTGTTGTGAATGCTGGAGCAAGAACTACTGCTAGACCTCGACCAAAATCAACAACACTTTTAACAACTGTAGTTAACGCTGTTACAAGCCCCGAAACCGCACCCTTAACCAAAGGAACTAAACCAGTTATACCTTTAGCCGTATCTTCTGTGAACGGCTTGAATCCTTCAATGAACGCGATAGAAGCAGCGTCCTTCATATTCGACAACGAACCTGCGATTGTTTTTGACTGCGCTTCCATCAAACCGCCGAACGCTGGCAAACCTTTTGCGCCGTTTTCAATGGAATACAAAAGAGATTGAATAGCAAAATCGGCAGGGATCATGCCATTTTCTGCCATTTTCATCGTTTCTTGGGTCGTTTTACCAATTGCTGCTGACAAGTAGCCCCATACTGGAATACCAGTTTCAGCCAATTGACGCATTTCTTCTGCGCTGACCTTGCCTTTTGCTTGCATTTGTCCGAGTGCGCGGATGATATTAGGCATTTTTTCGCGACCAACTGCGGAGGCTGCATCTCCGACGGCTGTGAGCATTGGCAGAACCTTGTCTGCTGTAAAACCATAAGCGAGTAACTGCTTGCTCGCGTCAACTACTTCTGTGAACTCAAATGGAGTCTTAGCAGAGAATTGCTGAAGTTCCTTGAGAAAAGCCGTCGCTTTTTCGCCTGACCCTAAAAATTGAGTGAACGCGATTTCTGACTGTTGAAATGCTGAGGCTGTTTTTAAGCCTGTGATAATAAATGCACCTAGAGCAGCATTAGCCGCCAAGATCCCATACTTGAGTTTACGCCCTACAAAATCTGCTGTCTTATTCGCAGATGTTCCTAAACCATCAGTAGATTTTTTAGCCCTGTCCATTTCGGACACAAACTGGCTGGAGTTGGCACGGATGTTTGCTAATACATCAACTACCGTAGCCATCTCTCACCTACCTTTTTTTATTGGCTTGTTCTTGTTCCCAGATCCGCAACCGCTCTAGTGCTTCCCACTCTGCTAATTCAATTGCAGAGATTGGGTTGTAGGAAGGACTGCCATTGAGTAACTCATCAACAGTCCTTCCCAACCTTTCCGCTAACTCAAAGACGAATCTGCGGTAGCCGTTGCGGAGGAATCTTTTCCCGCTACATCTGCCGATTCTTGGGTGAATCCTGACAAACGCATACCAACCGACGCTAATCGGTCAAGTGCGTTTGCTGACTTTGCAAGGAGAGCATCTCGGTCACTAGGACTGAAAATCTGCTCACCGCTCTCGGGGTCAAACGATGTTGCAATCACGATCTCTGGATACACGAACTGTAAGTTCACATCACCAGTCTGACCGACTGCTTTATCCATAATACGGGTGCGTTCTGCACCAGTCATACCACGGACTTCAACTTTTACTCCCCATTCAGGAACATCCACAATTTCACTTGGGATGTCTTGTGCGGTGAGGATTTGGTCTCTAATGGACACGATATTCTCCTTTGGGTCTCTTGGACTCGATTGTTTACTTATTTAATTTTTATGCAAATGCGCCACGGGTGATAGCACCTGTGACCTGAAACTCTGCTGAATAAGCAACAATGTCGCCGATTCCTGCTGATGTCTCATATGAAGTCATAAGGGCTTCACCTGTGTACTTTACTTGTCCTGCGGTTGTTCCTTCGGGACCATACTCGAATGAAACTGAGGCTTCTTGCCCCAAGATCCCTGCGAGATGTGCGTCAACTGTAGCGTCAAATGAACCTTCAACGCTGATTGTTGCGTCTGCGAATCCAACTACATATGAACGACTGCTTGAGCCGAATGAAGTGGTTTCTAAAGTTTCAATCTCGCGAGGGAATGAAACAGAGTTCAGCGTATTGCTGATATCTGTAAGAGTTCCACCTGAGTTATCTACCTTGAATGACGCGTTCTTACCATGTCTAAATGTTGGCATTTCTATTACCTCCGACTAAATGCGATGCTTACGGTGAGTGAACCTGCTCCTGCTGGTGTTACTAAACAACGCAGGTAGCGGGGAACAGAACCGCTCACTGTGCTTCTTTGAGATGTTTCTGCCCCAATTCCTACTGTCGTAAAGGTTACAAGATCTGCCCAAGTTGAGTTATTTGCAGAACCTTGAATCTTTGCAACTGTAGTTCCTGAGTTTGAGTTAGCGGTAATGTGCAAATGAGCCACACCACCTCCAGTTGACGCGGCTGCGTTGTCCACGCTTGTGCCAGTCAATGTTGTGGTTATGGCGGATTGGCAAGCAAGCCAAACACCATAATCCAATCCCCCATCCGCAATAGCCTCGCCTGTAATGGCGACTACTTCGGTTAGAGGAGAACTTACTTCGTAAGAGGTTGACTTAGCGTCTAGCAAGATCGCACGGCGACCTACTGCTGCGCCATCACCTGATACGGTCATAGTTGGACCATCTCCCAGTGCCGAACTAAGGATGTAGTCAATACCTGTGCTTGCGCCACCTTCGAACAAACCTTCGAAAGAAACGGTTCCATCTTTATGCCCAACAATAAATGTGCGGGCTGCTGAACCAAATGTTGTCGTTTCAGGGGCTTCTACTTCGTTAGTCGCTGAAACGCTGTTGAGATATTGCGAAATATCATGCTCGTCCGCTAGGACAACTGTATTTTTACCGTGGCGAAATGTAGGCATTATTCTGTCTCCTCGACTGGACGCTCAAAGGGTGTGCCATCTTGAACATTTCCATCGCCATCAATATCTTTGGCGTTAGGGTCGAATACAACTTCTTCGACTACTGGAGTTTCTTCAACTACTGGCTCGATTACTTTTTCTACAACTGGGGCAATAGTTTCGCCCTTACCATCAACTTCTTCAATGAAGCCTGACGACAATAACCATTTAACATCTTTTTCAGGCAAATCGCTAACTAGATCTCCTGCTTCAACGCGCTTGTTCGGCGGATAATCAACACCAACCACGGCTCGGTACTGGGTCATTGTGCCTCCTTTTTAGGCAAGCAAACCCCGTACCATATGACCTCAAAGGGTTCTAGCATGGTCGGGGTCTCTTTGGACTCGATTGACGCTACTGTACAACACTTTGCGCTTGAACTTCATCTAAACGCGCTAACTCCGCTCGCTTTTCTTTGATCATTCGCAAGGTTAGCCAATAGCCGATTCCATCTACTGCATTGTCCAATTTGGTCGCGTGGACTTCGCGAGCGATCTTTACTCCGACCATACAAAGACTTACTTGTTCGGCAGTCACATCAACTCCGAGGATGGCTGACCAAATCTTTGCTGCTCGGTTGAAGTCATCTAGGGGATGACCGTAATCAAGATGTCTATCCTGCGAAACTAGATCCGCTGCATATGCCGCAATATCTCTTGGGTCGCTGAGTTCCATTACAACACCGCCATATCTGCTACTCGTTTTTCGGGATACATACAAAAGGTTAAAATGCCCGTCTCCGCGCTCGCTCCAGTCATTTCCTTCCACCAAAGCGAACCTCCGTCAAGAGCGGGGGCTTGAAGCCACATAACTCCGCCCCAATCTGCTGCTCGGAGATGGTGCCAGTGACCAGTCACA